CGGCGGATGCAACCTGAGCGTTCATGATTTTCTTTCTGACCGTCTTACGATCTATGCCGAAAGCTTCAGCAATTTTCGCAATACTCCAGTTATAGGCATCCCCGATTCTGCTGATGTCTGACATTCCTCACCTCAACACACCAGCTCATTTACGGATTTCCTTTTTAATATCATGTAATTAACCGCTATCCACCTGTCCCTGTTTTTGGCGAAACGGACACCTCAGAAGCCGATTTAACCCATAAATTCAATTAGTTAAGACACGTGGTGGTGTCCCTATGAAAATCGCAAAACTAGCCGTTTTCTGCGGGGCCGCCGCCTCGTGGACAGGGTACCCCTCCGGGAGGACCCGCAGGTTCAAAGCGTGGTGGGTCAATTATTTTTTTACTCAACATTTGAGCCACCCCTGATATAGTTTCTGGCATAGTTCTAAAGATCAAACAGGTACCCGCGACAGAAAATTTCTTGTTTGTCGGTGAGCGGCATATCTTTATATCGTCAAAGGAGGGTTATTCATGAGCATGCCTCAAGCGATGGCAAATCTCTTATTAAGGCATTTGAATGGACAAAATCGGGAGCTAAAACTTGCAGCAATCTATGCACTTGGTGAAGGAAGATGCACTGCCTCACCAATCATTGATTATTTAATGGACTACATGAACTGCGATGACATAGAGTTCAAGATCGCTGCTATTAAAGCATTTGGAAGGATATATCGATAAAAACCTCCATAAGGAGGTTTTTATATTCAATCATTAAGCAGCCATCACAAATGATGCATTTAAATCAAGCAATAAGCTAAAAGTATCTGTATAAGTCACACCAAAGTGGTTACAAATGTTAGGAATGAGAAACTTACGCTTGCATTGAAGGTTAAGTCTCTCATGCGTAACTATTGTTGCTCCAGTGGTTAAAGCTTTGGCTATTAACCACGTGTCTGCACCCCTAAGAAACTCATCCATGGCCCCAGCACTCATGCCAGCTGTTCTTTGTTGCTCAGCAATATAAGCTACTACAGCTGCAAGGTTTTGCTGTGTTTCAACATCACTCACAGGTAAGAAGAATTGACGATTGGCTTGTGCCCAAGTTTTGAGTTCATCATTACCGTTTGTAAGTTCTTGATAGATATTTTGAATGCTGAAAAGCCGACCGCCCTCACAGCCATGCAGTAGCCAATCCCAAAAGGCTGGGCAAAAAGCCATATGATAATATTTGTTTTTAGCTTCTATAAAGACATTCGCATCAATTAGATACATTAGGCACCAATTTCCGTTGCAAATTTTTTAAGCTTCGCAGGGGCAACCCCAAGTAGTTTACCAGCATCTCTCAATAAGACCCTACCACTTAAGGCCTCGTCAAGTAATGCTTTACTAAATTTCGCGCTGTTCTTATTTTGTGCTGTGGCATAAAAATTTCCACCACCGCCTTCACTCTCACTAAATTGCCTCATGAGCGTCCGATAATAGTCTTGATAATCATCGTATGTAACTAAGTTCAAGTCATATGCTCTGCGAACGATAACATACCGGCTAACGTGAAAACGCTTTGCAAGATTAGCAACGTTAGCACCTAAGTCTTTTTGCTCATCCCATAGTCTTAAAACGTCAGTTTCAGGAGCTAAAAATTCGCCAGCAACTTGATTGCAAAATCGCTCTACATCTAATTCTTCGTTAGCATTTGCGGAAGAAATACCACTTTGGCCAATCCATAAATGTGCTAATTCATGGATCAAGGTAAATAATCTCGCAGAAGGAGCATCTTTCAAGTTGATAAAAACTATAGGTGCAAGTGGGTCGCTGATAGCAAATCCACGGAATTCATTAACATCTAATGGTCTGTGCGTATTGTTATCAACAATCCCGCTTCTCATTACAAGGATTCCAGCAGCTTCAGCAGAGTTTATTATAGTTCTCTGATATTCCTCCCAACTCATCCCAGCTGGGTCAATTGCATTTAGTGCAAGATGGTTTTTGATGTTAGCTGCTACATCTTTTGGAGCGTTTCGCAGACTCATAGAGCCTACAAATGCAAGCGGGGAAGTATCTTGATCATGTAAATAGTCTTTATACCAATCCTGCCGTCTTAAAACGGTGAAAATAGTATCCTTAAGATCCACGCTGATGTTTTCACGCATGCCGGTGTTTCTTACTGTTCGTAAATCAGGCAATGGTATGAACTCGGGTGGCGGCTCCGGCAAAAAAAGATAGGCAAATGGTATATAAAGACGCCCTGCAACCTTCTGTGCTTGAGAAAAAGTTGGCTTTTCAACTCCCTCTATCCAGCTTTGAACTTTTTCGATTTTGGCACCCGTTGCGCGAGACAAATCTTCCTCGGATACGCGAGCTCGACTCTGCGCCCAAGTAATGATGTCAGGATTTATGTAAGCTAAATCAGCCATATCTTCGCACTTCGGTTTTAACCGCCCTTTTGTAGAAGCTCATACTATAAGAAAAGGCTTCTACTCTCCAAATGTTCATGAAAGATTTTATCATTATAGACATTGCTCTCTGATGTACTGCTGCAATCCGGCTATTTGCTTTCTGGCGACTTCGATTCGCTCCCTGAGAGTGAAATAATCCCGTTCAGCGGACTCAGTAAGTCGGGCGTGAGCTGCATCATCCACGCCGGTGGCGCCGGGGGTTTTACCCTCTGGCATGGCTGAACGGTGGGTTTTGAGGTACAGCCGCTTGCGATCAGCAATAACGTCATGACGAAGCTGCTCAATAGTCGCCTGAGCATCGGCTAACTCCTTTGTGTTTTTCTCATCGAGCGCGGCAACCTCGCGCTGTCGTGTCTGCATTTCACTGATAGCGGCGTCCTGCTGCTTCGCCAGCTGTTGTGTCTGATGGGCTGTCGCGCGCCACTCTGTGGCTTTGTCGTGATAATGGGTGGCGAGCAGCCCGGTCCCCATCGCAACCAGGCTGAGGCACAGCAACAAATACCGCATCATTTCACACCCTTCAGGCAAAGCTGCCTTTCTTCCTCGCGACGTTTCACCAACCCGAGCAGCTCTTTGCCTCCACCGAAAACCCACCGGGGAAATTCATTGCATCCGTCCACCAGCTGCCCATGGCGGAAATAGCGGAACATCGTCGATTTCTGCATTTTTGAACAGCCGACATTAAAGGCAATTGAGACCGCAGCGGAAAAAGTGTCATCAGGCAGTCGGGCGCCAGCGGCGTAGCGATTTACGCATGCTTCGGCGTCCAGGATGTTTTGTTGCCAGTCTGCGGCTATCTGTTCGTCAGTTTTGCGTGTGCCTGGCTGAGTAACATGTGTGTTGCCTATGCCATCGGTAATAAAGCCTGCCGGACATGTGTACGGCTCACGCCGGCAACCCTCTGCATTACCAATAAGTTCCAGTCCGCGCTGATTTGTGCGCACCTGGCCGCCCGAAAGCACGATTGCAATGATGACGCCAACAGCACATACCGCGCCCGCTGTGCCGGTTTTTCTGTTAAGTGTCGGCATCTGTCTTCCCCTCGCCTTCGGTTGCTTTAGCCACGACTTCAGCAGCCGTAGGACGCTCGCTTTCAGGCTTAGCGATAACGCTGTCCAGATAGGCTCTGAGCATCTCTGTTCGCTTGCGCTCCTCCTCCAGCTGCTGTCGCCTTTCGCGTCGCGAGGCGTAATAGGTTTTGATCGTGAAGAACGCGGAGATTGCTGCGCCGACGCAAAAAACGCAGTCGTAAAGCGTCAGCGTTGAGAAGAACGCCAGCCACGCTGACCACCAGTACGGCATTTGATGAGATGTTGAGTCCATACAATGCATGCTCTGCCCTTTCTGGTATGGGCAACCTTGGAGTTAGAAGAAAAAAGCCACGCGTCGGCGTGCGCAGGGTGCGCGGTGGGAACCAGCGGCGACTTTGGTATAAAAAAAAACCCGCCGAAGCGAGCTTTGTAGGTACAATTTATTGAGACTCATCGTTAACAACAGGCTATTCAGTCCTCGCAGAGATATGCCAGGACTGCATTCAGCGCAGGAATAATCTCCATCACTCATCTCACTGCCGCGCAGGCAGCACCTTAATTACAGATGAGTAAAAATCATGTCATTAACAGTAGGTAAATGGGTTGAAAGCTATTCACTTGCAGTGCAGGCAAGACACGCCAGCGGCGAAATAAAAGCGAAAACAGTACAAGACTATATAAGGCTTGCGCGGTTCTGTTGCAGAGTCTGGGGCGATCGTCAGCTGATGAGCATTTCGGCTTACGAGATTAGCCGCCTTATCAACGAAAAGGCTCAGGAAACCCCTTACGCAGCGCGCCGGCTGCGTATAAACCTGTCCGATATGTTCAAAGAGGCGCAACGGGCGGGCGTTGTACCAATGGGACACAACCCTGCCCTTTTATCCCGCCCACCGGTAACTACCGTTGCAGCAACCCGACTGAATCTCAGTGAGTGGATACAGATTTTTAAGTGCGCCAAATACCGGGCTCCAGTTTATTTTCAGAATGCGATGTTGCTGGCGCTGATTACTGGCCAGCGCTCTTCGGATTTAATAAGAATGCATTCTCGCGACGTCAGGGATGGTTATCTCTACATCACGCAGTTTAAAACAGGAGAAAGGATAGCCCTGCCGCTTAGCCTGCGCCTGGATGCTGTATCCACCTCGCTCGCTGAAGTCATCGATATTTGCCCGTCAAATGGCCTGATGCTGCAAACGGACTTAGGAAGACGCATTAACACCTGGTCATTGTCGCAGTGGTTTAGGGTTTGTCGTGAGTGCTGCGAGCTGTCTGTTCCTCCCGGCTGTACTGCACCGCCGTTCCGTGAACAGCGCTCTTTGGCTGAGCGACTTTACCGGACACAGGGCATAGATACTCGCACACTGCTGGGCCACAAATATCAGCGTACGACAGATAAGTACAATGACATGCGAGGAAAAGATTTCCGGTATTTAACGCTCAGTTAAACATCGCCAGAGGGAGCGTCAGCAGTATCGTACCGACGCTCCATCCAGCGATGAGGGGCTATGGCCGCTTTTAGCGGTATTACGCCAGCTGGCGACTCCCACGCCACCAGCTTTGTGCCAGTTCATGCGGGCTATGCCAGTTATTTAGATTGGTTTGCAATATATTTCTCTATTAACCCATTCATAGAACAGAGCAATCTGTAGCATTAATAAAAATTAACAATATTCTGTCTATGTTAAAGTTCTCCAGCCGATAAAAGCTTAGATTCAGGCTGTCAAAATCCTGTGAAGACCAAGCTGTCACCGAATTGCGGTATGCCACAAGAGTCCATTGAAAATAATAATTGCTGGTGGATGTCTCTTACACCATTTGATAATGTAAAGATTAACTTATCAATAAGCGAGGGGCGTATGCAATTAGAGGGTCTTCGTTCACTTCATGCGAGTATGCGAGCTAATAATGTGACACGAACGCAGTTTCAATACCGACACAATAATGTTGTTTTCGATGTGCTTTTTTTTACCGACCGTACGCCCTATAAACTGCTTTTTGGCGCTATTGGACATAAATGCAGTTTCATACTGGATGTCCGTCAGGGCTACGACGTGGCCCCAGTTATAAAACCTGAATCTGCTTATTCAGACCTGTGTAAAGCGCTTGGTCTAACTTACGATCCCGCTAATCCTTTCAGGCCCTCAAAATTTCTGGGCCACTTCGCCCAACATATACCATCCTCCATTGAAAACACTAAGGAGCCGTCCGCTCCAACGAACCAGAGTGCCGAGATAGTCGATGACGGGGAAAAGGTCTTTTTTAGCCACTGGAGGAATAATGGAAGCAGTAGCCATGTTAGTGAAAAAAATCTGGATAAAACTTACCGCGCATTTGGCAAGTTAATCGCTGATTTCTGCCTGGACAGAAATATCAGTAGTTGCTGGTCGGTACACGATAAGAAAAATTAGCCCAATAACAGTACCTGTGCGGTCTCAGAAATCGCATTATTGACAGAATACTCCGCCTTTTACGTACGTAAAGTAGTTTCACATGAATATGGCCGCGGTGTGCGTTGCACATACCGGTCCATTTCAAGTGACGCATCGAGCATGACGAGCATTCCCTCAATAATTCCTTCGGCCTTCTGCAGTTTCTTTCCGATGTGGCCATCTGAACAGTGATATTTTCTTGCCAGTGATATGAAGGTATGACCAAGAATGTAGTAGTCCACCAGTAGCTCATGCAGGTCTGTATTTTTGGAGTAGAGCTTAGCGACACAACGGCTCACAATCAGTCCATCCTCATCACAACACTGAGGGCGTGTCATCACTTTATTTGGGAAAAGCCCTGTGAATCCAGCGGCAACACTATACCACGAGATTTTTTCCGGGTTATTTGCAACCCAGGCTCCCCATCGTTCAAGAACCATTTGAATGTCACGCATCGCTCTGGTCTCCATCTTGCCTAAACCGCCCCAAGGATAACGATTATACGTTTCATCGATGAAGGTTACTTGAGAAAGTCAGAGTTGCGCAGGTTTAAAGGTAGAGTGAGTCAACTGTCGAGGACGAGTCGCTGCTTCGGAATGCGTCTTAAAGGGGAGCATCTTTGAAAGGGAATTCGGAATGGCTACGTGCAAGTACAGTACGCCAGTTGCGATGAGCGCTTTACCGACTGAGTACCCTAATTCTACTTCCTGCTTGCAACCAAAAAGGGTAGATTTGGCGACCTGAATGTCATGAGCAATCTGCTGCAGAGAACAACCGGCCCGGGTCGGTTCTATAAGTACCCGGGCAAGTCTACTTTCACCGAGTTGATAAGTAGCATATGACTTCACAAAAGCGTGCGAGAGTGATGAAATTTAAACTTCTTTTCATTATTTATTAATCAAAACCCAATAAAAAATTGCGAGCATACCTTCTATTTACTGGGCATTAAACTATATTCCACCATCCTAGCAAAGACCCGTCTAATAAACCTTAAAATACCGGTTAAAAAAACAAAACACTTTAATGTTACATGCTCCCACTTTAGAGATAATAAATTCACCCCTTTAAGTCCTTAGTGAAATCAAGATGTTTTTTAATATAGAGAAAACACCATTCAATAAAATTATATCATTCCTACAAAAGCCACCACAACCATATTTAAGGTGCATTTACTCCTCATTAAAAAATTCATTATCAGCCCGCTAATCGCCAGAAATGGAAATAGCCTTCATTTGCCACCCCCATTTACCTGCCACCTTTAAAAGCCTTTATAAATTATAAGCGGCCACTAGAAAGACTGTTGCCTTAGCGTTATCATTTTATTTTTTCCGTCTTATTTTTTATTAAAAAAACATCTGTAGCCTCAATCGAATCTTTAAATGAATTATAAAGAAGCTGATATTCATTTGCTAATAACCCTCTTTTAATATTCTCTTTTTTTGGCTTGGAATTCACCATTACATAATGTGGTTTCTTGGCACCACGTTTATCAGCATTACGCTTAAAAACTTTTCCTCTAAAAAGTCCAGCCGAGCCGATAATTGGTTCTGGTGAAAACCCAAAACCACGTAAAGGCACCCTTTCAAGATGTTTTTTTAAGGTTCTTAGTCTATGCTGTGTTTTATTTTTCGCATTAGGTGGCTGGATTCTTTTCACAACGGTGTATTTTACTTCAGGATATTTTTCGCGATATTTTGAGTTCAAAAGTGAGAAAAACTCATCAGCTGGACTTATATTAAGATAAGAACTAAATTTCCTCTCAAAATACTCATCAAAATTTTTATTTTTATTATCATTAATAAACAGCAAGATATCCATTAGAAGTTGTTTAACACCATCCGGTCCAACCTCAGAAAGATATAAGTTAATTATTTCCCCAAGATCATCAGAGTTAAGCTCACATACGGTGTCTTGATTAAAGTAGGAGCGTATGAAATTATCTAGCTTGATATATTCTTTTGGCATACATCAACCTTCAATTGGAAATGCAGTGAGGATGAAATGGGGCATTCCGTTAAACTGAGCGACCTTGACAACTAAATTAATCTTTTTTGCATTGAAGATATTACTTGGATCGTCACGTTTAACGTATGTACCTACATCTTGTGTAATATCTATTTCTCTTGAAAATTTAACCTCTGTGCGATTGATATCATTATACCAACCGGTAAGCTCCTGCAGAAAAGCCTTGAACCACTCGGTAGCGGATAGTTCTGCCACTGACAAGTCTGTAAATGTTGAAGCCACGCGGAGCTTAGGAAATCGACTTAATAGGTATGTCATATCTTTACCTATATGCCTGCTAATTGTATGTCCTCCGGGTCCATCTTCCGCAACTGCTTCATGATCTTTCAATATAACAGGAGAATAAATTGAAGTATTTGCTGTTATTAGCGTTTTAGAACTCTGTAGCTGTGATGTAGATGAAGACATGTTCACCCTCAATGTAAGATGCTGAAGCACTGTATATAGGCACAGCACAAAAATTTAAGTGCTCCCGGTTGATTAGAATATCGCGGTTTAAGTCGATTCTTCAACAGTTGCGCAGATTTACTGCGAATTTCTGTTCCTAGCTCATACAGGAAGTTCATTTTAATGCCTTGTGCAATTGGCTTTCAGCAGAGCCTTTATCCGATTAATATGAGCCACTACCTTTTCGGTACTGACCGGTACGTAGAGCTTTTCCAGTTGCACCCGAGATGCAGGTATTAGTTTCACGGTACTGATACGACAGAACATTACCTGCGGCTCTGAACGGCATGCCTGACCCAGTTCAATTTCCGTAAGATTCTTCGATCTCATCTGGCTGTACAGGCCAGTGACCATCCAGTATCCGCGTTAGTCTTCTAGGGATATTTTTCAGGAGTTTCATACAGCCCACGGCGGGCGCAGCATTTCATTACCATGTCGTAGAGTTCGTCTTCTCCCGCAGCCCGGCAACGCTGTATATGCCCTTCCGGCACCACTGAATGAACTCACCAGGCGATGGCCAGAACGGTGAACCGCTGGTAAGCGCTCGCTTCATCCCTGCTGATTGCTGCTGTTCGGAGGCTATGCCGTTTTCGATGAACACAGGGATCCATTGACGCTTTGCTGCTGCTTCAACTCTTGAACCTTTCAGCATCGTGTTGATGGATGGGGGAAAGACCAGCTTCAAGCAACGGAAGAGTATGTCTACCAGCTGCTCAACTGTTTCGTTAAAGCCATGATTACCCAGTTGCACCTGGCTGTCCATCAGCTTACAGTTATCCCATATATTTGATGCCAAGGGCTGGCAATTCTGCCCGACCGAAGGGCCTAAGGTAGAGATTATGTATGCCAACAATTAAAGTGGACTGTATATGGACAATCGGTTTATAAAAGAGTATATCAATTATTATCTTGACCTAAAGACACAGCCACATTATGCCATCATGCTTAAGGGGGCTTGGGGATCAGGTAAAACTTGGTTTATTGAAAGGGTCCTTGAGGAATATAAAGCTGCCAATGCACAATTCCGATACCTTAAAGTGAGCCTATATGGTATCAACTCCATAGAACAAATTGAGGATGAGTTCTATCGTCAACTTCACCCTATCCTGTCAAATAAAGCCCTAATTTTTGGGGCGAACGTACTCAAAAATACGCTCAAGGCTTCACTCAAGATTGATCTTAATGGCGATAAAAAATCTGACTTAGATGTTAACACCAGTGTTCCTGCCATCAATCTTAGCGACTTTAGCAGAGAACCTGATGGCTTTGTTCTGGTCTTTGATGATATCGAAAGAACTGGCATAGATTTACCGATCCTATTTGGATATATAAATCATTTTGTAGAAGTAAACGGGTATAAAGCAATCTTGGTTGCAAATGAAGATGAAATTACCAACAGCAATTTTGGGGAGATTAGTAATGATAAAAATTCCAGCATTAATTATTTAAGAACAAAAGAAAAGCTTATTGGTAAAACCTTTGAAGTTACGTCGGATTTACACAGCGCTTGCAAGGTTTTTCTAAGCGCACTTAGTAACTCATACGTGGCCAGTATATTTAAAACTGATATAAAGACAATAGAAGATCTTTATAGATCGGCAAATTACAATAACCTAAGGCACTTGAGACAGTTTTTTCTAGATGTACAACGCATCACCTCCCTTTTGGGAGAAAAATATGTCAAAAACGACGAGTTCATGAGGATTTTTTGCCAGCAACTGTTAATTTTTTCGATGGAATACCGGGGTGGCAACATTAGCCAAGAGGAGTTTAACTCATTTGGCCAGGTTAATTATGGTATGTTTTTGGGCGAAAAAAATGCTGCAAGTAAGTATGACATAATCGTCAAGAAATATTCGTCCCCTGCATTAAGCGAGAAGATACTGGATGGAAAGTTCTGGAGGGAGCTAATCTGTGATGGAAAGGTAACGGATTTTTTTCGCGCTCAGCTTGATATCACGCGCTTCTTTAGAAGCACCGATGCTCAAGCATGGGAGTATTTATGGAGCTTTCGAGATTTAAGCGAAAATATGCTTACTGAACAGCACTCTATTGCAAGGGATAACCTCTTTTCAGGCAAGATCAATTCTTTGGGTGAACTCCTGATGACAACGAGTATTTTGTTGGCACTGGCGAACGAGGGCCTAACCACAGATGCTGTTCATGACATTATAGATCAAACAAAACTCCAGATAGACAGGCATTACGGCAATATGGGGCCGGAAGAAATACAAAAGGAATCTGTACAATTACATTACACCGAGTTAACAGCATGGTGTGGTATGGGTTTTCTAGATAGGGATAGTGATGACTTTAAATTTATTCTTGAGCATGTTAAGGCGGCGAAGCAGAAAAGATTTGATGCATCACTTCCGGAATTTGCGGTGCATTTCAGCAATGAGTTGCAAACGGGAAATCTCACGTTTATCTCTGAACTGAGTCGGTCTAATGAAAGAGAGCTAAATCTTTATAGCCTTCCTTTTTTACATTTGGTCGATCCTAGTATCTTCATTGAAAGTTATAAGAAACTCGACCCAATTATCATGAGGAAATTGGCGTTCAGCCTGCGGAATCGTTACTCTGATGAGTACACCCGAACTAGCCTGACCGAAGAGTATAAATGGCTGATCAGCCTAAAAACTTTAGCTGTTGATTTCACAAAAAACGCAGCCAGTAGTCCCTTTCAGATCTTCCACGTCAATTTTTTTATTGAATATGTGCTGACTGATGCAATTGAATTATTTAATAAGGGAAATGATGATATTTCCGTTGATTAATACAAGGCAATATTTTCAAAAGAATTAGAGACAGTCAGTAAGGTTACTCACTTTCACTTAGTACTGATAGCGGAGTAAGTGCCCGATAATTTTGCTGCTCTTAGTTATTCCGGAATCCATCCGGAATTTCATAACCTGTATCAGCTATTACATTAACATCGCGTCGTAGCGCTCTATTCCGCTGATACTGGCGCCCCCCCACCAGCCTTTGAGCCAGTTTCAGGCCCCACTGTGCTTGTCAGAATTGTTTCCCTCAGATTGCCTACATTCGCGGTATTCAGCAATCTGGGGGGTTCTGGTGATTTATAAGATGTCACGCTAACGTAGCGGCGTTACTGGCCTTCAGTGCTTCTTACAACTTGCTTTCAATAACATTCTCATTCGCCCTACATAAGCCACTGCTTTTTCGGTGCTGGCTGGCACGTAGAGTTTTTCCAGCTGCGTACGAGGCATGGGAATCGACTCACCCGCACTGATACGACAGAACATTTTTTGAAGCTCTGAACGGCATGCCTGACGCAACTCAGTCTCCGTCAGATTCTTCGATCTCATCTGGCTGTATTGATCATCGACCATCCAGTACCCTGCGTTACTCTTCCAAGGATAGCATTCTGGGGTTTCATACAGCCCCGGCGGGCGCAGTATTTCATCACCATATCGTAGAGCTCGTCTTCATCCGACAGCCACAGCGCTACAATCGCCTTGCTTGCGCCACTGGATAAACAGTCACAGTCATGGCCAGAACGTTGAGCAAGCAGGCACACTGCTCCTCCACAAATTGGAGCGATTATCTGCCCTTGGTGTATGAGGCTAATAAGCCCATGTAGTTAACATTTTCTTATCCTTATCTGATATCTCTACAGCTAAAGCTTCAAATGTCTTTTCGGTATCCGCAATATTCGTAAGACAATGGGATTTTAATCCACAAAAGATGTCAATATGGTTTCCAGACACGGCTTTAGAACCACCATTGTCATGAGCAATGAAATAACCATCGTGGAGGACCTTTTCCCCACTAGGTAATATTATGGGTTGTTTTCTAGCAGAAGGGATAAAAATTATACTTCCCATTGGGATAACGTGTGGGTCTACTGCAATTGTCCTATATGGAACTAGTGCTCTTGATTTAACATCATCACCGTAAGTATGTTTTGCAGGATAATAAACCATATACCCCGCGATTCGTACAGCCGCCGCCGACAACTTGCCCTCTCTTCCTTTCAATACAGTCTTACAGTCAGCATATTGCACCTTGCTAATTTTATGGAAATTTAAAGTTTCAGCTTTCCCATTTAATGTAGTGAAAATTGAACCTTCTACACCACCAAGGCAGTAGTCTAACAAAGAGATCGGATCTGATAATATATCCCCTACAATACTTCTGATGCGAACGCCACCCTCAATGGATTTTGCAGGATACACATAATAATTTGTAGCATATAGTTCATATCGTTCAATCGACTTAGTTGGCAGTGGAATGTTGAAGCCAGCTTGAGCTTCCGAAACTTTATCTGCACCTAAACTTAACACAGGAAAAATCAAAGACATAAACACGAAAATCCATGGTATATTGTGCATAGATGCCCCACTACTATTAGGGTGATATGTTTTATATAGATTCAAGCCATCAAAAAATCAAATAAAAAACTCCTGAAAAAATTACATTACCAACATCAGAAAATAAAACACCAGTTGACAGCCATTTACTTTGAAAAAGTTTAAAAGGTGAGATAAAGCAACATTAATTATGTCAGTCAAAATAGCAGGGAAAATCTCAACAAATAATCTGGATAAAAACCCCGCGTTTGGCATTGTTTTTGTATTTTATGGTCCCTATATTTGCATGCAGACAGCGCCATATTTCACGACCTGCGCTTGCTATAAAAAATAATATAAACGTGAAAATGATAGGCTGTATTATTATCGAGAAATCTGTTGAGGTCGATAGTTCCGTCGCTTGGAGCAAATAATAGTTTGCTCTAAAAAATTAAACACCACCAACCGGAACTTTTAATCCGGACTTATATTTTAGCGCTACTCCGCACTTATATCTAAAAATATTAACCTCCAGATACTATTGCGACACACTAATTCCCACACAATACAAACAAGTTTCCGTTTACAGCCAAAAATAGTCATAACAAATCGTGACTACGGCGATGAGCACGCAATAAGTTGCAAGCTTGTGACCTACAGCCCATTGCTCAAGACACCTTGATGTAAGTATGCATTCCGAGATTATGTTTTTGCTCATAACAGACTAATAGCAACATGATGCCTTTCCCTCTCACCCATTTCGGAACCCTTCTGGAATCTCATAGGCCTTATCAGTTATCACGTTGACGTCACGGCGCGGCACTTTCCTCACCTTATACTGTCATCTCTCTGCCAGCCGCTGAGCCAGTTTCCGGTTCCAATGCTCTTATCTGAACTGTTTCCCTCCTGATCGCCAGAATGCGCGGTATTCAGCAATCTGGGAGGGTTATCTCCCGGCCGCTTTTGTCTGAACGGAATAATTTGGCGTCAACAATCGTGTCATGCGCTTCGCTTGCTAGCATATTGATTGGGTGTAACCGGTCCTGATACCCCTCTGGAGCCGCTACCGATTTTTCAGCGAGACTGGCTATCGCCAGCATTATCTGGCGAGCCTGCTCAGTGAGCGAAGGCTCTGGGATGAGTTATGTCACTTTCGTCATCCGCAATTCCTTTTCGATTTGATAAGCGCCTTTATTCGATCCACATGGTTCTGCGCTTGCTTGCTGCTAACCGGCACGTAAAGCCTTTCCAGTTGCACGCGCGGTGCCGGGATTTGCTCATCAGACCGGATGCGCGCGGCCATTTTACCCAGCTCGCCACGACACTTCACGCGCAGTTCCTGCTCCGTTAGCCCCTGCGCCCGCATCGTGCTGTACAGGCCGGTGACCATCCAGAAGCAGGCGTTGCTCTTCCACGGATAAGCTTCGGGTGATTTGTACAGCCCGCGGCGGGCGCAATATTTCATCACCATGTCGTAGAGCTCGTCTTCATCCGGCAAGCCGACAGCACTGTAATCGTCTCGTTTGCACCACTGGATAAACTCACCCGGTGAGGGCCAGAACGGCGAACCGCTTGCTCGGGTACGCTTCATCTCTGCCAATAGCTGCTGCTTAGTAATTTCCCGGCTGCGCCTGGTCGCCGGCCAGCTTACAGCCTTCTCCGACGTTGAGAACATGGGGCTGGCGCTCCTATCCCATCACCGAGCTTAAGGCAGTGATCAGAGGGTAGATTGATGTCTGCTATGTGCCAGGAGCGGACGATGACAACATCGTACTAATTCAATTTATTAAGGATAGGGAACCTGAGCTTCCTCCTAAAATGTCATGGACTTTCGATTTTAAGTTAAAGCTTTGATTAAATCATGGTTAAATTATGTTGTGTAATACATATAATTATAAATTGCTTTCGTGGTTCGTGATTTAGATTCATAAAAGGAACAACAGATGGGAATCATGGATATTTTCAGCAAACAAAAAATGGATCTTTTCTTTGCAAAGAGACATTACGAACAATGTTATCAACAGCGCGCCTCAAAAATTAAATCTTTTAGAGCTACAGCCAGGAAAGATCTATCTTTTAAGTATCCATACTCATTAATTTTAATGAACAACAAATCTCGTTTTTTTTTGCTTTTCAATAAAGCAGACGGCGTGTTTAGCGTTGGTATATTTGCTGACCCTCATGTTCCCGAGCTTGTATTTATGCAGAACGATGCTGAGTTTGATGACTATAAAAATGCCATACAAAACTACCTTATACAGGAAAGAAAAGTCCGTGGCGTAATGACGTATGAAAGTTATAACTCATTAATTTCAGCTCATTGTTTTTCATCGGATTTCCGTAATTACGCTGAAAAAGGGTATCATATTATGTATGAGCATAAGATTGAAGACCTTTCAGGAGCAGCTCTTTTCCTCAATGGCAGGCAAATTGCTGTCAGTGCGCCAGGGAATAGAAAAAACACGGGATATTTTGCAGAGAAAATCTATTATAATATAATTAATAAAGAAGCTACTCACCTTCCAAGAATTTGCGTTTTGAGCCTCGTTCTTTCTTTTTATACTTATTGCTCAGAGGATCAATCACTTCATCATGATATTTTATTCATGAATAATGAAGATTTTGCTAGTAAGAATAGTAATTTTGACTCAAAAAAAGACGTTTTTGCGTTGCGCGACCTTCTTAGTTTTTTAGAACAAGGCTTTAACACCGATTGGGAGCATGAACTTATTTCAGAAACTAATAAAGTTTTAGGAAATCATAAAAGATATGTTAGTTCCCGTTGGTAAATTTTAACGAAAAAACTAAAGCCTTTTATTCAATACATAATAAAATAAAAACCCCTAACATTTAACAAAGCCAAGAGTGGACAATGATTTCAATAATAAGAAAAATGGCTGTGCGAGCTTCTGTAAAACGCATAGCACGTACAGCTTTAACAACTGAAGCGTTCACAGTAGGAGCTTCTTCAGTTTTCAATATGCCTAGCATGTTCATTTCCTTCTTTAAAAAATATGGCACTACAGAATACATATATTACAGTGACTGGGATTTATATGTAGGTTATGTGAATTTAGATGGTATAGAAGAGCTTTTGTGCTTAATTTTAAAGCTTCCTTTTGAAGATGGTTGCATTATTGTCAGTGTCAAACCACCTATTTCATTTAACAATGGTTTAATCGGACTGCTAGATAAGCTAGAATTTGCAGAGCAAACAGCAAATAACTACATTGCATATTATAGCAATAGGTAAAGAAAAAGTTACGATTTAAAACATGAACTTTACCTAGGCGCTTTGTGTGGCCAATTAGTTTAGGCCGCTACTTATTTTTTGCATCAGACATCCTGGACTGCTATCTATTAACCAATACGCGCTTATTATAGTAAATTCTCCTTCTACTGCGCGATAGTTGCGAACGTCCGCTTTTCGCTCATAGCGGACTAAGTGCACCATGATTTCTGTCGCTCTCACCTACCCCGGAATCCTTCTGGAATCTTATAGGACATATCAGGTATCGCGTTAACGTCACGCTGCGGCGCTTTGCTCACCTTATACTGGCGTCCCTCCACCAGCCTCTGAGCCAGTTTCAGGTCCCACTGTGCCTGTCTAACTGTTTACCTTCTGATTGCCAAAATGTTTAAAATTTAGAAACCTGCGCAGGCTCTCACACAGCCGTATTTGTCAGAACGGGACTGTTCAGCGTCAACAATCGTATCGTGCGCATGCTGATGACGAGTAGCCGGTCCTAATACTCCTTTGAGGTCACAACCGGCTTTTCAGCGAGACTGATAATCACCAAGATCATCTGCCGGGCCTGCTCCGTGAGCGAAGGCGTCTGAATGAGCTATGTCACTTTGGCCATGAGGAGCTTCTATTCGACTTGATTAGCGCCTTCAAGTGCGCCACGTGATTCAGGGCTTTCTCGTTGCTGGCCGGCACGTAAAGCTTTTCCAGTTGCACACGCGGTGCCGGGATTTGCTCACCAGACCGGATGCGCGCGGCCATTTTAACCAGCTCGCCACGACACTTCACGCGCAGTTCCTGCTCCGTCAGCCCCTGCGCCCGCATTGTGCTGTACAGGCCAGTGACCATCCAGAAGCAGGCGTTGCTCTTCCACGGATAAGCTTCGGGTGATTTGTACAGTCCGCGGCGGGCGCAGTATTTCATCACCATGTCGTAAAGCTCGTCTTCGTCCGGCAGGCCCGCTGCGCTGTATTCGCCCTTTCGGCACCACTGGATAAACTCACCCGGCGAGGGCCAGAACGGCGAACTGCTGGCGCGTGCGCGTTTCATCCCCGCCGACAGCTGCTGCTTCGAGGTGATGCCGTTCTCCACAAACGCCGCAATCCACTGCCGTTTCGCCGCCGCTTCGTCACGCGGAGTTTTCAGGGCCGTGCTGACTGACGCAGGGAACAGCTGCCTGAGGTTGCTGAACAGAATATCCACCAGCTGTTCGACGGCTTTGTGCACGCCCCGCTCTGCTGATCGAGATGCGCATCCGGCAACGTATGGACGCGCGCTCGAATCCCGGTTGTATGTGGCTGACAAGGAATTGTTCACAGGAAATTATTCTCCCATTCGCTGAGGTCGTTCCAGTGAGGAGCTGGCGGACTCGCCTGCCCGGCTCCGCGGAGTACGGCTTGTTTGTTCTGGTAGCTGAGCTTCTGGCTGGCTGTGATAAACCAGCTTTTTGGCCGCTCATGTGAAAACTCGATGTCGAGTTTCTGCAGCTCGTAAAGCAGATCGACGCTCGAGTAGAGCTTCTGCCACGATGCAAAGTCTGCGTGGTTCAGCTTCACCACCCTGCCTTCGAAAGCGTAACGAGAAAGCCCTGTTTTGGTCACGCACGTCGCGTCAGCGGCGGGTGTTATGTTTTTAGATTCTATGACTGGTTCTAATGACTGATTCTGTGATCCGTTTTTGGGTACATTCAAAGACCCATTTTTGGGTATATTCCCGTTTTCGGGAATATTACCGTTTTTGGGTTCATTACCTCTGACTGAATTATCCCGTTTTCGGGTAAATTTAAAATCGAGATTTAGCTGCAAAACCCGGACCCGTTTTGTGGGACCTTTACGCTCACCAGTGTCTGTGATCAGACCTTCGCTGATCATTTGATTGATCCACTTACCGATCGTTTTCTTGTCGAGGCCGGTGTCGTTAACCAGCCTCATCATGCTTGGATAACAGCGGTGAAATTCGTCGGCCCGGTCAGCCAGGGAAAGGAGAAGAAGTTTTTGTGAAGCCTTAAGGTCAAGGCTCCAGACCCATTCTGTTGCTGCACGGCTCATTTACTCTGCTCCTCCAAAGTAATCGAATCCTGCCAGGACATCCAGGTAATTGAGATCGACGTTACGGAACACGCCGTCACTGGTGTGCTCATTGGCAGCACTCCATACAAGCAGTAGTGATGTGACCGTAACGCAGCGCGTTACGTTACGCGTCAGCAGCGCAGAGCGTTGTCCACCGACAGATACGTCAAAACCGGCGCTTCCATCCGCCGGCTTCTCCAATAGCGCAGCCATTTCATTCACTTTGGGATGCGACTTCAGTGAGGTTCGCATCTTGATCCAGCCTTTTGATATGTCCATGCAAGACCCTACCAGCCTACTGAATTAACATTTGTTTTTAGGGCAAGGGAAAAGCTCAGGAAGATCAGGACGGAGCTGATATGCTTTCACCTGTCCTTCTGTGGCTTTCACTATTGGGAGCACCCGTTCAGGTGAAACTCTTTTTTTATCGTGCAGCCATGACCATACATTGGGCTGACTTACTCCAACCATTTGCGCTAACTTCTTTTGGCTTCCGGCAATTTTCACTGCTCTCTCAATAGCTTGGTTCATAAAAACCATACCCTTTTTCATCAAATATTATTGAATAGTAGCGATAAAATTAACCCTGAGCAATAACCCTGGTTATTTGACGTGCCATGCATGTGGCTTTATCGTTTCAACATCAAAACTTTGGTTATCTTTTAAAGATGAAAATGGATACGCTTTCGGAAAGACTAAAAAAAGCTATGAGGTATCGCGGCATGTCACAAGCTAGTCTTGCTGCTTCTGCTGGTCTGTCACAACCCAGCGTATGGAAACTAACCTCAGGTAAAAGCCATACAACTAAAAAATTACTAGATATTGCTCGCGCATTAGAAGTTAGTCCTGATTGGTTAGCGCATGGGAAAGGAGAAATGATTGAGGAAGTTCATAGAAATCCCCGATCAGCTGACCATGACTTATCTACTGAAGGAACAAAATTTTATGATGGGATTAAGATTGTTTCTGTATGGGATGAAAAGGGTCCTACAGATACTGTGACACCGGTTCCAGAGTTTATCGATACATCAAATGCTCGAGCTTATAAACTCAAATACGATTCGGGGTATGCTGACCTGCCAGTGGGCTGCTTGGTAGTTGTAGATACCGCAGAGCAGCCTGGAAGTAATGACTATGTACTTGCAAGCATAAAAGGCAAGATATCCGCATATCGTTATTCTATTGGAGGCAGCGGCGCGTTACTTGACGCTGATTCTAGAGTCGAGCCAATCCCCATAAGTGAAGATGTCATCATAATCGGTCTCATTGTATTCATGTCCAGATCACTGAGACGATAGACCTCGCCTACCTCTAACGTGACTTTTCCTCTGGGTTGAACTTCCACGAATTTTCCTGGGGCAACCCTTAGTAACGCGTTCTTCACACCGCTCTCCTAAAAATCGCTTACAAACCCTTATAGTGCTGCTTAAAACAGCGCTGCGTTCATCACATATGGAGGTTATACCTCTATACCCTAGAGAAATAAATCCCAATAACCAGTAATTCTGCCTCTCATCAGTAAGTCTCATAAGATGTTCATTTGTTGTCAAAATTATTGAAAACATCAAAAAAAACGCCTAATAGAATTGACTCAAAAAATAACCTAAGTTATTTTTATGGTTATTGTATTGTGCTCTGGGTATTGCCCTAAGGAGCAGTTCTTTAACAACGAGCGGTAAGCTCTACGGCAGGTGCCGAGAACGCACCGAACCTCAGGTTACTGAGTGCATTGTTGCGACTGTGCAGCCAGTAATTTAACGGGGGATGTATGGCAAATATCAGCTATGGCAGATCTGTTAAACCTGTGGTGAAGGACAACGCCAGAACACGCCGACATATGCGTCGCATGGTTGAGGCGATCGAGTGCCGCAAGATTGAAGCGATTCTAGCTTCAGAGCAGGGATGGGAACCGCCAGAACGGACTACTAAACTCAGCCGGGCGGAAAACCATTCCAGGCGAGCAGTAAGTGATCGCGTCAGTAAGGCTGTGGAGACAGAAACGGAGTATCACAAACAGATTCTGGCAGGTGCTGCTAACTACGTTCAGCACCGCATTAGCAGCAAATACCAGAAGGTCTGTAACGAAGCCGGACGCCAGATTCGTGCAGTACAGAAGCCGCGTCGAAGAAGCATACCGCTGGTTTAACCTCTTTCACTCCAGTTCCTGCGTTGGTAAGCAAGGTGAGGAGTTTTTTTTCTTCATCCTGAAAGGGCAACTGAAATCGGCGATCTACTTTTCCTGACTCGGAATACCATTCGTAAGCGCTATGCGCAGTCCAGACCAATGAGATATAAATTGCCATACTGCATTTGGCCAATTAGACCGTTTTCTACAGACAGTCATCAGTAAAATAATGTTTAATTCCTGCTTCGGTGTGACTGCCTTTAAAGGTCCTGACTGGTTTATCAAAAGGATATGGATAAATGAGCATAGTGTTTATTCCCCCTCTCATTACATTGCTGCTGAGCAAAGAGAATGAGAAAGGAAGCCCTCTCACTATGGAAGAGGTGAATTGTATTCGAGATAACGCCACAGCTATCGAAGTAGATGGCAATACGGCACTGGCCATAGCTGAAAGCCGGGGATATCGTGATATTAACCCTGAGGATTGCTGGAAGGAATGGGTTGCGTTCAGAAGAGAGCACTGAAACCTTACCTGAATGTCAGTGACGTTTTTACTGGGAACGCATACGGTTTACAAGAAGAATGAGAACTAGCCTGTGAAATGGATTTTTTTGTCGGGAATTTTATTTTCAGTGGTTGCTGTAGCTGACGATCGCTCTTTCGAGCCACCTGAAGTCAGATGCTTAAACGATCACACCATTCCATTGATCAAGACAACTATCCCGGCCAAAAAACTGGTCGATGATGCCTGGGTTCAATGTAAGCCAGAACTTAATGAATGGATGAAATGCAGAAATCATTACCTGAAGAAATGAAGCAAAACATGCGCAGGCAGTTATATGACTTCTATATCAGGATGATTGAAAAAAGAAGGCAGTTCGAAGCCAGAAAACCCGCATAAACCGCCCACCGAGGCGGTTTTTTTACGTCTAAATCCGGAGAACACCATGGATAAAAACACCCCCTCAAAAGTCCTGACTCAAAAAGAAATGCAGCGCCTTGCCCTGGTTCATGTGAAGGCGTATGTAGGTGCCTGCCACTGTCAGAGCCGCAGCGATGTGCTTCTGGCGCTGGCGCACTGGCAGAACGTGGGCGATGAGGTCGCTGATTTCATCAGAACTACACGCATCGTCGTCGTCAATGAGTATGGCGCCCATAAATTTTGACACGTCGTTACGTTAACCCCGCCCGGCAGGGCATTCATCTGACCCGGAGGTCACCATGCAAAACCGTGAAGTTGCAGAAAAAGTCATCGAGACCCTTTTCGATGTGGCTGAAATGCTCTACGCATCAGCCGACATGACTGATGCCTGCTCACAGGAAGGAAAAATCAGCAAAGAAGAGGCCGGCGCTTATCGTACGACCCTGATGAACTTACTGGAAGAGATAGAGCATGCCATTGTCAGCCCGATTTTCGGTATTCATCCTGACCTACGTCCCACCTGCTGCTGCTGTTGCGCTGAATCCCCGGAACATAAGGAAGCCCCGCAGCAGTGAACATTACTGACAACCCTGAACCCAACCGCCCACTGTGGCGGTTTTTTTATGCCTGTAGGAGGCCCGGTATGGTTATTCAGATCCATGATGGCCGGTACAACTTTACCGCCAGCGTATTAAACAGAAGCAGGCAGTTTGTCAGCTTCAGGGAGGGTATTGCCTGGGTGTTTGTGCAGAAGCTGGCCGCTGCCTGCGCTGCCGAGATGAGGCAGCCGTGATGTCTAAACCTCATGCACCCGACAGGATAACCCAGCGCGCAGAACAGCAAATCAGACAGTGGCGCGCAGGGCATATTCACGCGAGACGAACATACCGTGACGGGTATCTGACACTGCGCGTCACCCCGCACTGGCGCCTGCTTTCGCGAAACAACGGCCTGAACTGGGAACTACTCAGCCATGCCGACTACAACAACCAGATTTAATCCCCCCAGCCTGACAGAGGAACATTTCCCATGATGCAGTCACACATCAGGGGCGATGCCGCTTTTGCTCGCCCTTTTAACGCCATCCGCGATATCGAGTTCGCACCGGAAAATATCGTCACCAGCGCCAGCTTTTCATCCCAGCCGCCGCCGGCCCTTCCGCCACAGCCACCGCTGCCGCTGTTACAGATTGCCTTTGACCATGTTGTCGACATTTTGCTTCAGGAGGGCAAGCCATGATGCCGTTCATCCAGCTCGAACGCCGTCAGGAACAACTGGATGCAGAGGAACAGGCTGCGATTGAAAAAGAACAGTGGATCGATGATGAGGCCTGTCGCCTGCTGTCCTTTTTCCCTGAGCAGCTTTATGCCTTCCGCCACTGGAATCTGCATCCCGAAGTGAAAAGCTGCTGCGCCCGTAAAGGAGCAGATGACACTTACCGGGAGTTTGTTCTCCGGCTGGCGTATCTCCAGGCCGAAGGCAGTTACGAGCTGCAGGGCATGCCTGGCTGGAAAGAGCCTGCACCTGAAACGCCAGCGAATTCTGAAGAAGAGCATCGTGATAATCCGGAACCGCAGCCACACCCGGTGCGGACACCGGATGTGCTGCCGACGGATTTCACCGAAGCGGTGTTCAGCGAGAAAACACCCGCAGGCCCCGGCCGCTGCCAAACATACGCGGCACGCATGCTGGCGAACGTGCCCGACAAGGCCACAGATGTTTATCTGCTGTGCAAAGCGGAGACTGACGAAGCGTCAGTACTTAGCCGCTCACAGCCATCAGGAGCGACGTGACATGAAACGGACACCCTCAGTCTCCGGAAGCAGTCTCTATATGCGGGTTGCCGCCGAAGCGGTCGGAGCTGAACAGGCAGAGAACTGGCAACAGGCCGCTACGCTCTGGACGGAAGCCGCTGGCTATGCCCGCCGTCCGGTAAATGTGGCGTGGGCAGAATATCGTGCCAGTTTTTGTTCAGCAGTCCATGCGCGTAACGCGTTAACCGCCGAGGAATGAATCTGTTTTACAGATAACCGCCCCCTTCCGCTCCGTTCGTCAGGAAAAGTGAACCGCATAACGGCCAAGACTGACGACAACACCAGGCCGGGCCGGATGATGACTCATCAGGCCCTTTTTGCATGCTTCATGCCGGTCTGTCTGTGACCGCAGGAGAGAACCGATATGGAATTACGTGATGATTCGCTGATTGACATGAAGTTTATGGTAAGGGACTCTGGGTTTACCGATCGCTACTTCTACAAACAAATTCAGCAGGGCAAGTTGCCACCGCCCCGAAAATTTGGCCGCGCGTCCCGGTGGGAGTACAAAGAATATCAGCTCTGGAAGCAGTCATTTACCCGAAACTGATGCGCGCCAGCGAGCCCGTTTTCTGTGGGCATAAATGCGGGCACAATTCAAAACTCATATAATGAATATATATATAAATCATTGTGTTAATACCACAGTTAGGAGTCGCGGAACGCTTTCCATTTGATGTATTCGGCGCGGTCAAAGTAGTTGCCAATGTCTTTAATGGCCGCCACCTCTTCCATTGACTTCTTCAGGAAGAATTCAGGGCCGGCGGAGCCGATAAACGGCATGTGCGCGGCGGCAGACACCTTAGAGATATTGCGCAGCAGCGCCACGTCCTGAGCCGATGCGTCAAATTCATATGCGGAAACCAGCGCGCCAATGGGTTCGCCGCCCGGCGTGTCATACTCGGCAACGTAGGTTTGCAAATAGAGACCGCTCTGAATGATTTCCGGACAGTCTTCAAAGTCGCGGCGCAGATCGTCCTTCGAGATATCAAGCAGCTCGATTTTCACGTTCTGGCGGAAGTCGGTTTTATCCACCAGCGATTTGACGCCGCGCCACAGCGACTCCACCGCCTGAAACTCTTCATGATGCATCACCGCATCCAGCTGACGGCTGATTTGATAGTCCAGCTCAGCGATATGGTGGTCAATCAGCGTTTTGTCGAGCCTGTCGACCTTCGAACCCGCCTTGCTCAGGCACTCCAGAAAAACCTGCATGCCGGCGGTGAGGCGCTCGTCGGCCGTCGCGTCCGACATCGCCTGCGCATCCTGCCACACATCCAGCGCGCTCAGTTCCGACACGGGGTTCAGGTTGATTTTTTTAAACAGGGAGGCGTACACCCCGCTGGCTTCCGGGCGTTCCAGCACCACGCTTTCGCTGCCGGCCATATTTTCATTTTGAACAGTCATGAGCATTCCTTTTAATCCGTTAAAACGTTGATGCGGTTACGCTTTGGGTGCCAGAGCGGAGAGTTCATGGCGCAGTTCCGCACTCAGCGCCGGATCGAGCAGGATTTTTTCCAGCTCTTTACGGAAAGCCTGGTTGTCCAGTAAATTGGCTTTTAAATCGCGCAGCAGATTACGCATGGCCAGCATGGCTTTGAGCTGGGGGATCTGGCGGGCCACCTGTTCAGGCGTGAAATCTTTCATCTCCTGAAACGTCAGGCTGATATTTTCCTCGCTGCCGTCGCCGGCAAGCGTATTTTTCACGGTCAGGTTAACTTCTGGAGAATATTCGGAAAGCACGCTGTTAAAGTTATTCTTATTAACGTTTATTTTATTTCGTTCTGATAAGGGCGCGACTTCCTGACCGTGGCTGAAATCCCCGGCCACCAGTAATTTCAGGGGTAATTCAGTTTTTTTACCTGCCCCGCCCGTATGTAAATCCAGTTTCAGGTTAATACGCGCCCTGGGTACTTCACTCTGGAAGCTGTCAGACATTCCTCTGTCCCTCGTTTAATCGCTGTGTGGTTGTCGATATAAATATTTCCGG